TTGGTCTTGTCATGAATGAAGTAAGTCGTCGCTATGTTACCTTTGAACCAGAGATCTATGTACCTCTATGGAGAAATGCTCCAACCAATGGAGCAAAGCAAGGCAGCAGTGGTGCTATTGAAAATCTTGATACGTGTATTAAATTACGTCAAGAATATTCTGGTGTTGCAAAAGAATGTTTGGATTTATATAACCGTCTATTAGCAGATGGTGTTGCACCAGAACAAGCACGATCAATTTTACCACAGGGTACATACACAGAATTCGTATGGACCGGTTCACTCTATGCATTTGCAAGAGTTTATAATCTTCGTATTGACACACATGCCCAATGGGAAGTGCAAGAATTTGCTAAAGCAATTGACAAATTAATTGCTCCCCGTTTCCCAGTTTCATGGCATACTCTAACAACTAAATAAAACACCCACTAGGAGTTCATTATATGGCAGATGCTTTAACACCGTTTCAATCTTTTATTTTTATTTCTCGTTATTCTCGTTGGCTCCCTTCACAGAATCGCCGTGAGAGTTGGGACGAATGTGTAGACCGTTGGTGGAATTATTTCACCGATAAAGTTCCGTCTCTTAGTGAGAGACCCGATGTCAAAGAAGCAATTTTAAATCTTGAAGTTCTTCCTTCAATGAGAAGTTTGATGACTGCAGGTATTGCTCTTGACCACGATAATACTTGTTTGTATAACTGCTCGTATCTTCCAATTGATTCTGTTGAATCTTTTGCAGAACTCTTTGTCATTCTTATGAATGGTACTGGTACTGGGTATTCTGTAGAGCGTCAATATACCGATAAACTTCCAACTGTTGCTAACAAGATTGTAAAGAATTTTGATAAGGTGATTGTTGTAGAAGATTCGAAGGAAGGTTGGGGCGATTCGCTTAAAACACTATTCAATGACCTATATGCTGGTAAGCACCCTAAATGGGACTTGTCAAAGGTTAGAGCCTCTGGTACACGACTTAAGACTTTTGGTGGTCGTGCTTCTGGTCCTGCTCCATTAGACAATTTATTCAAATTTTTGGTCAAGGTCTTCTACAATGCACAGGGACGCAAACTTTCTGCTTTAGAATGCCATGACACCTGCTGTGCCATTGCGAATGCCGTAATCGTGGGTGGAGTCCGTAGATCCGCTATGATCTCTCTAAGTGACCTGGGAGACCGTGAAATTGCTATGTGCAAGAGTGGTGCATGGTGGGAACAAGCCGGATTCCGGTCTTACGCTAATAATTCAGCAGTTTATCGTGGTAGACCCCCCATGGGACAGTTTCTTGAGGAGTGGACCTCTCTGTACAACTCCCACAGCGGAGAACGCGGCATGATCAATCGTAGGGCTCTACAGGAGCAAGCAGCGAAGTGGGGACGGGATGAAAACTGCGAATATGGTACCAATCCATGTGCAGAAATTATTCTAAGACCCTTTGAATTTTGCAATCTTTCAACGGTGGTAGTTCGTATAGACGATACTGCAGCAAGCCTAAAGAAGAAGATTGAAATTGCTACTATTATTGGGACTGTGCAATCTACTTTTGTGAAATTTCCTTATCTTCGTCCTGAGTGGAAGAAGAACTGTGAAGAGGAAAGATTGCTTGGTGTTTCCATGACAGGAATTTTTGATAATAAACTTACCAGTGGTCTTGAAGGTAAGCCAAAATTAGTTCGACTTCTTGAGAATTTACGTGACCATGCAACGGCTACAAATCTCAAATGGGCAGAGAAGTTGGGTATTAATCCTAGCAAGTCAATCACTTGCGTAAAGCCAGAAGGTACTACTTCTTGCTTGGTGGATTCAGCTTCGGGTTTACATCCACGCTATGCGGATTATTATTTCCGCAGAATACGGTTGGACAAGAAAGATCCTTTATATAACTTGATGAAGGATCAAGGAGTCCCCTGCGAGGATGATGTGATAAACCCAACTTCTACTGCCGTATTTACTTTTGCAATGAAGGCTCCTCGTGGTACTGTTACTACAGAAGATCTTCGTGCACTTGACCATCTTGATCTGTGGAAAACATATCAAGAGCATTACTGTCATCACAAGCCTTCCGTTACTGTCAACTATAAGGATAGTGAATTCCTTGAAGTAGGTAATTGGTTGTGGGAGAACTTTGATGTTGCAACAGGTATTGCATTCTTACCGGGTGGTGATAATCATACATATGCTCAGGCACCGTTCGAGCAAATTGATTCTGCAACATATGCAGCACATCCAAAGGTCAAGGTTAACTTCAATGATCTCATGAAGTATGAGTCAGAAGATAATACAGAAGTTGGTAAGGAGTTTGCCTGTACTGCAGGTGGATGTCAGATAGTGTAAATCAAGTTCTTCGGTAGCTCAGTGGTAGTAGCATTCGCCTGTTAAGCGAAATGTCGCTGGTTCGATCCCAGCCCGAGGAGTTTCAAAATCTGTAATAATTAATCCCCGCAAGGGGATTTTTTATTCTAAATATTAATGCCATGAGTATGAGGGCTTTAATCCTCGCACTGTGTCTGGCGACAAGCACTGCTTGCAATAGCATATCCTGCTCCCAAAAATTCGACGAACCGGAACAGAACAAAACACCAGGAGTAGCGGGAGTTCCCTCATTTCTTTTGGATTCATCGAAGTACGATTCCATCGAACATGACGAGAATGACCGCTACTCCTGTGTAGGTGCTTTAGTTACACAACATGTTGATATAATAGGTTCAGCAGTTTTAATTCATCCAAGAGCAATACTAAGTGCCAGACATTGCTTTAGTGATCCTGATAATTTTCCTTGTTATTTCTGGACACACAGTGGACAACTAGTAAGAATTATAAAAGTAATTACTAAAGAACCATATTATAGTGGAATGTTAATCAATGATATTGTTATTTGCATTCTTGATACCGATTGTATTGAACCACCAACAAATCTTATAAAAACAACTTTTGAATTGGTTCCTGGTGAATCTCTAATCACTGTTGGGTGGAGTCTAGGTTATAAAAAAGTAAGTGAAAAAGGTGTGATGAGTTACTATGGAAGTTTGATTGAAGACAATGGTCAGATTATGAGAATGCTTGCAAATAAAGGATCAATATATTTTGGTGATTCCGGTGGTGGTGTATTTGAAGATAATGGTAAGTTAGCAGGTATAATTGATTTTATGAGTATTGACCCAGAAACACAATCTGTTGTAGACAATGGTGCTGCAAAGATTGATTATTATTATCCATGGATAGATATTGTTATGAAACAAGAAGTCTGTGACTGGCCTTGGTTTTCGGAATAAATATCCATGTACCATATGTTAATAGGAATCGATTATTCTATCACTTGCCCTTGCTTATGTTTATTTGATGAACGCAAGGCATTTAAATTTGATAATTGTTTTTTCTATTATCTAACCAATATTAAAAAATATGCTGATAAGATTGCACCAAATATTACTGGTGAATCATTTCAGGAATACGTACAAGACGTAGATCGATTTGACACAATATCAGAATGGGCAACCAATCTTTGCATTGGTGCTGCTGATGTTGGTATGGAAGGTTATGCATATGGTGCTAAAGGTAGAGTATTTAATTTAGCCGAGAACATGGGTCTTCTCAAATACAAGCTCTACAAGCACGCCATTCCTGTAACCATCGTAGAGCCATCTAAGGTCAAGAAGTGCGCCACAGGCAAAGGTAACGCCGATAAACAGGTAATGTATGAGACCTTCAGCAAAGAAACAAACACTGATTTAAAATCAATGTTTGGTCAGAAAACTTTAAGTAATCCTGTTACAGATGTAATTGACAGTTACTATGTTTTAAAGGCTTTGATAGAATCTAAAAATTAACGTAGTCTTCTAACAGCATTAGAATTTAGACTGTTGTCCAATTTTTCATGAAATCTCTTTGGAACTTGACCATTGGATTTAATCTTATCAATAACTTCTTTGAATTGACTACCCATGGCTTTTGTTGGAGTAAGTGTAGCATCTGCCATTAAGATTGGCTTGCTTTCACCCCAATTTCTAAAAACCTTTTTCTTATTGCATTTTGGACAAGGTTTCTTTAATGGAATGTCTCTATCTGATAAATTTAATATTTCATCAAATCCATGATCACAATTTTCACACTTAAAAGCATAATTGGGCATTATTTTTTCTTTCTAAAGGTAATTAGCATAGATTCAAACAAGAATCCATAGGAAGGTTCTTTTGGTTTATTTTTTAAAACCATTTGTGCTTCTTTTGGGGTTTTACTTCCTTTAAACAAATTACATGCTCTACACGATGCTACCATATTCACCCATGAAGATGCTCCACCTTTAGAGGTAGGTATAATGTGGTCAATAGTAGCATCTTTGTTATTCATTTCTTTTCCACAATATTGGCAGCAATACAAATCTCTTCTTAAAATATTCTGCCTAGATGCAGCAGCTTTTTTAAAGGGTAATTTTACATAATATTTTAAAATTAAAATTTTAGGAATTTTGATAGTCTTAGATACAGAGACTACTTCAATAAATTCATCTGAGGTATCGCCCCAAACTTTGTCTCGGCTGATCAATTTAAAGGCTTTACTAATGGTAATGATATTAAGCGGTGTACTATCTTGGTTTAACAAGAGGACCTGTTTATTCATACCTTTTAAGTATTTATAGAAATCTAAATATTTCATAGCCATGGATAATAAACAAGATAGACTATTTTACTGGGAAGTCAAGGATTTTTTAACCAAAACAAAGAATCCGGACATCAATTCTGTTAAACGTGCATCAACCTTAAAGGAAGACATTACAAAAGTTATGTCATTAAATTCTCCTTTTTATGTTGAGAAAGACTTGGTACAACCACGTATCTCAGATGATATAAGAAATAGTGTATTACCACTCATTGCTTTGAATGAAAGTTTTATTCAAAAAGCAACTCCAAGAAATGTTGGATCGTCTCCTAACATTACATCTAATTTATTTAACTTAACAGAAGCACCAGCACAATCATTTGGCTCATTGGGTGGCGGTGCGTCATCAAGTGGTTCTACAAGACGTAGACCAGAAGATGAGCGTCCAGCTTGGAGAGATCGTGATCCAAGAAATGAAGAAAAATATCAAGAAAATCTAAAAAAACAAACTGAATTAAAAACAAAACGTGAAGATAAGGTAAAAGAGCTTGATTCTTATAAACAACAGGGTCCAACTGATCCTTCTGAGCGTGGTAGAATGCAAGCAACTCGTATAGCAGATGTTATTTCCAGAACATCTGCTCAAGATCCTTCTACATTAAGTGCTAAAGATGCTGGTGAATTAGCATTAGCCAAAATAATGATGAGAGGTGGAGATTTATCAAAAGCTAATGCTGAGTTAGAAACAACTGTTAGAAGTAAAGTTGCAGGTATGCAGGGTAAACCAGCTCTTTCTTCGGAGCTTTCTAGTAATATTAGTAGTTTCCAACAGGAAGATGACATTGCTGCTCTTGCTGCTGCAAAGAAAACTCCAGAAGAAGCTGCAAAAGAAGCAGCTGCCCGTACTCGAAGTAAAGCCTATTTTGATTCTGATACTGAATCATCATTTGCTTCATCCAGAGACGCTACTCAAAGAGATGTAACACAAAGAGAGCAACAAAATCGTGCAGATGCTGCTCAACAAGCTTCTGATCGTAAAGAAAAAATGCAGAATGTCAAGATTCAAGGTACTAACATGACTTACGGTGAGTTCAAGTCAAATACTGGTAGAGATTATGATGCTACTAATAGAGAAGACAGTTCATTAGTAATCAAACAAGCTGGAGCTATGGGTGGAAGATATAGTTCAGCAGAAGCTAGAGATCTTGCTGGGTCAACCGATAGCATGATAAACATGCAAAGATCTGCAAATGATGCACGAGTAGCTGAAGGTGGTAGGCTCACACGTCAAATGGATCGGTCTGCCCAAGAACTAAGTGATTTCCAAAATAATCCAGAAATTCGAGCACGAGAGATTGCTAAAGATAAAGCTTCTGTGATGCCACAGGTAATGGCTCAAATTAATAAAGAAAAAGTACAACAAGGTTCTTTAGAGAATCAAGGAAGATTACAAGCTGCTGCAGACAAAGAAACTGCACTCAAAGCATCTCTACAAAAAAATAGTACTAGAATACCATCTCTATTTGAACCTGGTATCATGGGTCCACCAAAACCAAAAGTACCATTTATGTTAGGTGGTACTGAGCAAAGAGCAGCCCCAGAACCATTCTTACCAACTCCAACTGGTGGTGATAATGCTAACCTTGCTGCTGGTAGAGCTGATGTAAGAGCAAGAGAACAAAATCAAAAAAATTTAGATGCTCAAGCTACACAGGCTAGAAAAAGAGAACAAGAAAAACGGCAACAAAGAGCAGTACCCGGAAAAGCTGGTGATGCAGATGTAGCTGGTCCAGTACAGCCAGCTGAATATGGAACATCATTATTGTCAGATATTATGAACTCAGGTACATCAACTACTTCTAGACCTGCAGTTGCTCCTGGAAGCCCTAAAGATATTGAAGATCAACTTAAACGTCTTAGAGGACAATAATAATGAGTAAACAACACTCAATTGTAAAATATCTTTTAGAACAAAGATATCAACAAAATATTTTGAATGAAGCTCTTGATGATGGTGGTGACAATAGTTTTTCTTATAATAAGTTACGTAAAGCAAAGGGTCCCAGACCTGAAGATATAAGAGACTTAGCTATTGATGTTGCTTATGAAAAGTTTCCGGGTGTCAAAGGTATGGCACAAGCTGAAGTTCCATTTGCTAAAAAAGATCCAGTTGCATATGATAAAGCAAGATCAGTATTTGCTAAAGCATTAGTTGATGCTCGTAAAGAAGCTTTTGATGAACGTCAAAAACTTATTGCCGGTGGTCAACCTGACTCTGCTACAATTGATGAAACTGAAGTCTTAAAAAAAGCTTTAGCAAAGAAACCAGAACTTGCTCAAATACTGACACGAGATGAATATGAAAGTCTAGCGGGAGATATAACAAAACCTTTAGAATTAAATATATCTGGAAAAGATGAAAAAACTGGAAATGAATATTCTAAAGCTCCAGTTACAATGGATAAATGGGGTGGAATAGATGATAATTCTGCAGCACTTTATGGTTTCTTACGTGGTGCTCAAGATAGTTTAACGACACCAGAAGGACTTGCAATGGCTGCAGCTGGTGGTGCACTATTTAAAGGTGCAGGTATGGCAGCTGGAGCTGCAGGAAGAGCTGTTGGCCCCAAAGTTGCAAAACTCATTCCTAATTTTCTTAAACCTGTTTCAAAAGTTATTCCAGCAGCTATTGGTGGTAGAGCAAGAAATGCTGCTGAAGGAGGAGCTGCTTTTGCTCAATCTGCGGTTAATTTAGGTGGTTTAGGTGCATTAGGATATGGGGCATATCAAGCAGATCAATCTGGTCAACTTCCAAGATTTGCTGGTCAAGTTGCTGGTGGTGTTGGTCCATTTGCAATTGGTGGTAAAATAGCTGAAAAAGGAATTCCAGCTGCAATAAAAGCTGCTCCTATAGCTTATGCTAAAGGAAAAGAAGTTGCTGGAGATATAGGAGTAGTTGCAAAAGGAACTGCAGACTCAGCTGTTCAAGCTGGTAAAAACGTAGCTGGAGCAGTTAGTGCAGCTGGTAGAGCTATTGCAGATACTTCATTGTCAGACATTCCTGGAAATATAAGAACTGGTATTAAAGAACTAATTCCAGATCCACGGGTTAAAATTGTTAGAGGAAGACCGCAACGAGTTCCACTCGATACTGGATATAATCTTGAACCTATAGATCCTACAATTCCAAATCAAAGATCAGTGTGGGATACATCAACACAAACTACACCAGAAGTATATCAACCTGCTGAACCTGTACCATATAGTGTATCCTCGACATCATCCTCAAAACCAACTAGTAGTTCAAAACAACGTGCTGCTGTTACTGCAATGGCTGCTCTTGCAGCACGCAATGGAGTTCCAGCTACTAATGTAGACATTTCAAAACCAAGTTCATCAATAAGTTCTGTAGAAACAGCTCCAAGAGAAAATCTTGGAAATGTTGAAATGAGACCACCAACTGTTCCAGAATCAAAACCAGTATCAGCAGTAGATAATACCTCGAGTTCTTCTAATAGAATAGTAACACCTGGAAGTAAATCGTCAACATCTGTTCCCGTAAATGTATCTACAAATTCAAATGTTTCTGCAAAACCTTTAATTGCAACCTCAGATACTAATAAACAAACAGTTAATAAATATTCGAATGATTGGTGGAAAGCTTTACAAGGAACTAAAGTTTCTGCAAAAGAAAAAGTTCCTGCAAAAGACACTCAAACACAAAAAGCAGATTTTTCATTAAATAAGATAACTGGTGGTACTTTACTTCCTCCAGCAAATGTAGTAACAGTTCCTTCTACCCAGACACCACCTCCACCACCTCCCCCACCAATTATACCCCCAGTAGTACCTCCTGTAGGAACAGGTAGTATGGGTTCCGGTGGTGGTCGTGGAAGTTATGATGATGATGAATGGAAACGAATGAAGGGTGGCGATATTAATGCCATGATTCAAAATTTATATCAAACAGCCCGTACTATTAGACTTAGATAATAAAATTTGTAATTTATATAATATGTGTTATACTTATCAGAATGTGTATTCATGAATAACTTTTTACATAAACCAATAGAAATAGACAATAAATTAAAAGAAGTTACCATTGACGGTAAACGTTTTTATGAAACTCCAGGTGGAGTTTTTCCAAGTGTTACTTCAGTAGTAGGCTGGGATAAACAAAACTTTTTTGCTGAATGGAGAAGAAAAAATCCAGAAGAAAGCAGAAGAGTTTTATCTAGAGGCACTAAATTACATAGTATAATTGAAAGTTATTTAAATAACGAAGAAATTGACTTTGATAATATGCTTCCAAATTTTAAAGTTCTATTTAATCAAATTAAACCAGAACTCGACAAAATCCAAAATATAGTTGCTATTGAAACACCACTATGGTCTAAGACATTGGGTCTTGCTGGAAGAACAGATTGTATCGCTGAATACGATGGTAAGCTTTCAATTATCGATTTTAAAGCCAGTAGTAAAGAAAAAAGAAAACAAGATGTTGAAAGTTATTTTACACAAGCAACAGCATATGCTTTAATGTTTCAGGAAAGAACTGGAATTATTGTAGAAAACTTTGCCATTCTTATTTCATGTGAAGATGGGTTAACACAAGTGTTTCAAAATAAACCTATAAAATACGTCAAGAAATTAAAAAATGTAATAGTGAGTTATAATAATAATCATGGAATATTATGAAATAAAATCGTTAGAACAAATGGTCAATACTCGTGGGAGTAAACTTTGGACTAGAATGAATGATAATTCCAAAGCAGCAAACCAAAGAAACGCATTTATTGCACAACACGGTGGGTTTTTTAAACAAAATGGTAGATCATGGCAATGGATTCCACCAGAAGATGAAAAGAATGGATATTGGTTAAAACGAGCCGATACTGGTGAAAAAACATTCTTTACTAACATGGCAGAATTTGCTAAATCACAAGGAATGACATCTGGAAAGATATGTGAGCTTTTAAATGGAACTCGTAAAACCTATAAAGGTTGGACAGCAGTAGAAGTACGTGCGACTAAAGCCACTGAGGGTGCCCATTTTAAAGTTAAAAAAGCCCCACCACAAAAGATAGCAATTACTAAACAGGTTGTATTCCAGGATATGACCACAAAACAGCTAATTGTTGTAGATAATGTTAGAGAATTTGCCAAAAATAACAATTTAAGTTCAAAGGCTCTTTACCGTGTTAGTAATGGTAGAGCTAAAAGTCATAAAAATTTAATACTTTACAATCCTTTCAGTAATAAAGGGGATTTTAATAGTGATAAATAAAGATAGATGAACTTCAAAGATCTTTTAAAGTTAACCGAAGCCTCCCGCACTGCCTCCGACTCCTTTAGGACTACTGGGGAAGCTATCGCTAAAGAAAAGGCTACGGGAAACGCAACATCCAATAAATCAAAGGATGCAGCCCGTAAAAGAGTTGAAAGATCAAAACAAATCCCAAGAGATAGAAAATCCAAAGGGGAATTGGTAAAAGAAGTTATTGCTGTAAAAACTGCTTCTGGTAGAATCCAATTAATTTTTAAAGACTCTTTTAATAAAGAGAACCATGTAAAATTAAATAAAGGAGATACATTAACGGAAGATGAAGCAAAGAGTTTTACAAATGATCCAAAATTTGAACAGACTCGTGCGTCCAAATTACTATTTGGTGAATTAAAGAAACAAGAAGACAAAGAAGAAAAAGCACCAAAAACAGCTGAAAAAACTGGTGATAAACCAAAAGCAAAAGAAGGTGAGCAAGAAACCGCTGAAGCTCAACCACAGAAGGCTAAACGTCTATCTAAAGAAGAAATTCTAAAAGCAATGCAGGGTATGGATACCAATCAAATGGCATCTATGCCATTAGATTTACAACAAGAATACTTTAAGAGTATTAGAGCTCCTAAAAAGTCTGAAGAGTTTGATAATATTACATTTGAAGCACTTACCAATCAATTTGGTATTAATACTACCTCAAATTTACCATATAATCAACAAGTAATAAATGCTTTAATTTTTGCTGCCAAATTAAAAGCTGGAGCAAGTGAACAAGAACTTAATGCATTGTTTTCTGGATCAGCTAACTCTTTAGATTTTACAAAAACTGCTTTTTTACAAGCCAATAAAATTCTATCACAAATTGGTGATGAATGTATTCAGAATCTATTATCAAGTATTGAATCTGGTAACTCTAGTATGTATTCTGATGGTGTTCCAGAATTACAATGCGGTGAATATAAATTTAAGATTTCTGCTGGTGGTGAATTCACTATGAGTACAAATTCATTGAATCAAAGTGGAAAAATTGTTAGAGGTATTATTGGTAATGCTTTGACCAAAACAATAATGGATCCAGAAATGGCAAAATCTGATCCATCTGTAAAGAAACTTTTAACAGATGTAGAAGCATCGAGTGAAAAGTTTTCACCACAATTGTTGCCCGATCAATCACTTCAAATGATTTTAAGTAATCCAGAACTGGTAACTAAATTTCAATCCTATGAGATTTTTTCTCCATCAGGACAGAGCTTGGGTTTTGCCATAGATCAAAATGGAAATATAAATCCAGCAGTTTCTGTTTCAGCATATGAAGCTTCGATTAAAAAGTCTGGTAGTGAATTATTTAAAGGTGGAAAAAAGAATCCATTTTTAATTTCTTTGACCAAGAATATATTACAATCATCTTTACGCGGAGATGGTTTAGTTGATCCTAAAAATGCACCCAATCACATAATCACAACAAATGGTGTATTTCCAATGTCTGATGATTATATGCAGGAGATTGCTAAAACTGCCTCTATTAGTATCAAACAGAATGAACAGGCATTAGATACTTCTAATATATCAACATATAAAAAATCCAGTATTCAAAATTTACAAAAATTTCGAACAGTTATTGAAGCAACCGAAGACAAATCAAATCTGAAGAAACTTTTTATTGATAGAAAAACAATTGATCCACTGGGAATAATTGTTAAAAATTCAATAGACAATCTTTCTTTTGATATTAATGCTAGTTTATTACCTGGATTTAAACCAGAAGAGTTGAATTCTATAGAATACAATTATGTTACTATTGGAAAAAAGACAATTAAGATTCCAGTAAATAAAACTGAAAAAGTTACTGATAAATTGTTAGGTGAAAATTACTTTGTTATTAATGAAATGCTTGTTGAATCTTTGACAAATAATTTCTTATTATCTAAATTAAATAAAGTAAATATCATTTCTGATACTGAACGAAGTATGATTGAACATTATGGTCCTCTTCTATTAGAAGAAGATGATCTACGTGCGGGATGCCTGATTCCAATTTTAAATAAAATTTACTCATATACAATCGAAAATACAGAATATCTTATTCCTTTGTTTGAAGATATTATTGCTGATAATTTAGAAGAAAAGTATATTAGAAATTATAAAAAAGAATATAAGAATTATCACGGCAAACCAAAGCAGAAAAAAGAACGTGCATCAAGAACTGCAGCACGTGAACTTATGATCAAAAAGGGTGTTGTAAAAAAGGGATCTAAAAAGGATATTGATCATAAAAATGCTATTCGTAATGGTGGTTCTAACAGTGTAAAGAATTTACGTGTTAGAGATCGTTCTGAAAACCGAGCCGATAATGGTCATCATAAAGGTGAAACCCAAAACAGGAAATGATCATGAATTCTAAAAACGTTAACATTTTACTTGAAAAGATTTTTGCTGAAACAGGACTTGGTAAATGGTTAGCTAAGAAAGCTGCCAATAAGAATTCTAGTTCTATTAAAAAGCGTAATGCTGATAAGAAGACTATGAAAAGTAAAAAAGAGATTACTGAGAGTAAAGGTAAGAAGCCAGTATTTGTAAAAACTGGTGTTTCTGAAATTAAAGAATCTTATAATGTGTTTTCAGTAGAAGGTGCTTCTAATGTATTTAAAATGAATTATGATACGATTGAAGCACATGAATTGCTTCCATGTGATGTAATCATCAATGAATCGGGTCAAATGTTAGAAGTAGATTATATTGAAGAGTCTAATGGACTTTATCATGTAACATTTTTAAATAATAATTGTGAAAGTAATGAAATTTTTGAAGCTAATACAGTAATGGGTTTTGTAGATAATATTGAAGAAACTTCATATAATGAATACAATGAAAAAATTGAAATATATGAAGAAGGAAATAAAAAAGTCAAATTAAATAAAATTATGGCTGGTGATGTTAAAAAGTATAAGGTTTTTGTAAAGAATGACAAGGGTAATGTAGTTAAAGTTAATTTTGGTGACCCTAACATGGAAATCAAGCGGGATAACCCAGCTCGTCGTCGTAATTTCCGTGCAAGACACAGGTGTGATACTCCTGGACCGCGCTGGAAGGCACGCTACTGGGCTTGCAGAACTTGGAGCACCAAATCTGTAACTGATATGTTGAAAGAGGGTACAGAGGTTTTACCAGATAATAAGGTACAGAATTTAACTAAGTCTATCTCTGCCAATACACTTAATTCATTGCTTACAAAACCATATGATCCCAATTTATATGGGTTAATGAATAAGAAAATAATTCAGAACTAAATATAAAGAACACCAATGAAATTTAAACAATTATTAACCAAAATTAACGTATTACAAGAAAACGCACCAGAACATACCTTTGGTGGTGGTCTTTATATTGGTGATCCTCAAGGTAGATTAGGTCAATCAGCTTTAACTGATAAGGGTACTTTCAACGTAAAGCTACCGCACTCAATTGATGCCATCAATGCTATGCTTTATGGTTTCTCATCAAGAGAATATATTGATCCAGATGGAGTAATGGCAGTCATTAAGCAAAAGTTAAATCACTTTGGTTTTGATTTTGGTTACAAGGCTGCATTACAAGACGGACTAAACACATTTGAGTTAGTTCAATATGGTAGTCCTCAACTTGGTGTATATGGTCAAAATCCTTACGATGATGTAAATGTAAAGGGTTTCAAACAAGGTGATGGAATTAAAGAAAAATTAGGACATTCGTTAGCTTTATCTGTTACTGTTACTAAGCAACCAAATTTCTTAAAGAAACTTACTATAACAATCGTACCAAGTGTTGATTCTTCGTTAAATAGTGGGACCGATTGTGGCTGCATGCATTAATATAACAATGAATCCAAAAAGTAGCTTTTTGAATGAAGAAGACTTTTTAGACTTCTGTCAAAAGACTTATTTTAATCCAGAATGCTCTGGAAAAAATGAATTTATTGATGATTTAAAGCGTATTAAATACGTTAAGAGACTATTACAAAAAATTCATAAGCATAAGACGTTAAAATCTATAAGAGAACGTCTTATAATGAACCATATTATTATTTTAAAAAATGTATTTGGTGAAGAAAATTGTATTAGAATTTTGTTTTATAAATTAGAACCAAGACTACATTCATATCTAAAATCTTTTCTTGTGTTTCTAGAATTTAATAACGTATCAATTCCTGAAGTGAATTATAATAAAATTAATACAGACCCTAGAGTTGATCGAAAGTTGTTACAGGCTGAAAACTAAATATTAGTATATGCAGTCTTCATCAGCTTACATACCTTCATTCTCATTATCTAAATTTTCTGAAACTGTTACGGCTCCTTATACGAGTCTAGCAGCCTTTTCATCTGGAGTAATCGATGCAAATGGTAATCTACTTAAACCAGAAAGTAGCATAGATCCTTACGAATACTTTATAATTAAATTGAAGAAGATTTTTGATCAACTTCCTATGAGTTATACAAAAGCTCGTTTAGCTAGTTATGTTTCTACTTTCCAGATGTTTAATGAGGAAGCAGAATCATTTGGATTAAATTCAAACGAATTTTTATTCTTTATTGAAGGATATCTTGAATCTGGTTTATTAATCAATGAAGATATGGGTACTGGTATGATTTCTGGTGGTGGTGCTCCCGGTACTCTTGGTACTCCTCAAGATGTTAAGAATACTGGTGCAGTAATGGGATACGATAAACCTTTGGAAGCACCTATGTTTACTCGTCTACCAGTAGAAATGTTTGATGTGGATGATAAAGAATTTAAGAATTTTAAAAACGCCAAGGCATGGAAACATATTCCAGATAGCGAAACTAAAAGATATCTTAAAAGATTTCAACAACGAAATCCTTCAGGTAAAATGGCAATAAGATCAAATAAAGATATTCATTGGATTTCATATCCTGCTAAAAGTTTTGTTGAAGAATACGATTTAGAATTTTTAGATATATTAAATGAAAGTTTTACAGAAATGTTACCAAATAACAAAGATCAATTAGAATCTAAATCAAAAAAAACATTGATAACTATGAAGATACCTAAAGTTCCAGAAAGATTAGGTAAAGAAACAGAAAATGCGTTTAATTTATTTGGCAATAGTACAGTACAAGGTAGTAATGTAACTAAAGAAAACGCTATGTTGGGTGCAATAGAAAAAAAATTACAGAGTGCTGGTTATAAATTAAATAATAATGTAACACACAAAAGTGAATTAAAAGTTGGAGAATATAGTACTTTTGGAGAAGGTGGTGTGTTAAAAGACCATTCTGATATTCATGTTGGTATGGCACATCCAGAAAAAAAAGGTGAGGTTTATCCTTTAGGAATTGAATCTGGATATAGTATCAGTCAGACAAAACCATATTTAATGCAACTCGGTACACATATTAAAATTCCTAAAATTTTAAAAAGACTTGGTTTAACTCCAACTTCATCTAGTTTAGCTACTAAAGAAGAACAAATTAATGTTGGTGATGAAATAATTGAGCGCGGAACAGTTAGTGACTCAAAAAAGAGAATTGATTTATGGCCATCACTAAAAAGATTATTTCCAAAAACCATAGAACATGCAAAGCAATTGTTTCGCCCAATGGCGCATGAAGCGATCAGAACTAAATCTGATGATATTAGTGTTATAGGTCATACACAAAGAGTTTCAACTATTCATCATAGAAAAAATGATACATTTCAAAGAGAATTGGCTCAACAATTATTAGATCAAATGAATATGCACCATACACATGACTTAGATGAACTTACTCTAAATAAATCACCATCTTATGGTGGTTCACAGAAAAAGAAAGAATATCAATAAAAATCCCCCTTTCGGGGGATTTTGTTATTCCTGAATAAATGTCTTACAACACTTGGGCTTTGAACAACCAGCATTTTGTCTGGCTTCAGTAATTATCTTGGTATGAGCATCATCCCAACCAGTAGCCCACTCTTGCCAATAAACACTGGTAGACTCATAAACATTTGATGCCTTCTCTGCACCACCCATACGGGCTGCATATCCCTTTTGATATGCTTCACCTGCAATATATGTCATTGGAACTCTCCCGGATTGTCGATAGGCTTAATAACGATCTGATTAAGCAACTTATCTAATGCCTTAACATGTGCAAATTGTTCCTTAATAGCAAGGTATCCACGAATCTCAATAAGTTTAAAATATTCTTCTTGAGTAAAAGGAGTAGTCTTAGGCTTATGCTTAATAGGTCGACGAGAAGGCTTTGGTGTATTCTGTGGATTAAATGGTTTCTTCTTATTGTCTTGAGCCCATTTATCTAAAAGATCATCCATGTTAAGATAGTCACGAAGACTATCTGCAGGATTGTCTCCATTACGCATTTGATCCCACATCTTCTTGAACTCTGGGCTAGTATTACCAAAGAAAAAGAATCCATTATTTGGATTGTTCTCTTCGTTATCATCACCATTTTGCCAGTTTCTAAAATCGTTATAATCTGAATTTCCCATTAGTTTCCTTTAGACATCAAAAAATTGTTCGTAAACTTGCTTACCACGGTTATCTGTAACAGAGACAAATCGAACATGACGTTCAATTGAATCACTAATATTTAGAGGGTCTTTAGGACCAAACTCAATGGTCTTAATCCATGCAGGACATCCACCAATGGAAATTCGAACCTCAGTTCCATTTGCATCAGTGCCATAAAAATCAAAGGAAGACTTCTCTCCATTATAATAGGTGAAAAAACAATCAATATGATCATACTTCTTTCGAAGTTCATCAAACGACATCATTGTGGCAGTTTTAGCCATTGGGCAGTCTCTTTTGCTTGACACACACAGGAAGTTGACCACTCGCGTCAAGAATGCGAAGTGTACCAACACGAGCCTTCATAAGGCTCTGAATACGGTTGCGCTTCATGCGTTCTTCACGCTTCTTATGAGCACGCTTAGTAATACGTTGTTTTGAGTTAGGCATAATAATAATATACTCCGGTTTCTTTATTCGTCAAGCAAATCAACTCTGGATTGAAGATCATCGAGTTTATCCATGAGTTCTTCTAATTTTTCAGTAAAGTCAGTAAAGTTTTTAGATGTAAGAATGGTTTCTAGTTGTTTGAGTCGTTGTATTAAATGTTCATTTTTAATCTGTAATTCTTTCATTCGATCATTGAGTGCTTGATTGATAGCATTTTGGTTTGACCCAGGTTCGGTCAAACCATTTAGAGATGGATCGTATTCGTAATGTTTAGGAGTTTTATACATTTTTTTAGCTTGCTTGGCTTTATCCAAGGCTTTATCTAGATTTAGCATCGCATCTTTCTTATAATATGACTTTGTTTTAATTGAATCTGGGGGTGTTTCCATAGTCATATTGTACACATATCTAAGAGTAAGTCAAATAATAAATGCAAGAGGAGGGATTCGAACCTTCGTAGAAATTAATCATCACATTTACAGTGTGACCTCGTTGACCGCTTGAGTACTCTTGCGTAGTTTATTTAGGTTCCTTTTTAGGCTTTTTCTTTACTGGCTTCTTCTTAAAAATTGCTTCATAATTTTTGCCATATTGTTCCAAATTTACGTGTCTGGGGGAACTACCCTTACCTGCACCATGTGAACCGTAAGTCATAAAAGGAGTATAGCATATAGAACTTTTGTGTCAACTAAATAATAATATGAAGAACAAAGGTTATTACGGTTGGATTCATTCCTTAAACGAAGCTGGTATGCAAGCCCAACAAAATGGATTTGAAATGCTTACAGAACAGCGTTCATATAAAGGTGAAATGCTGAATGAAGCCTATAAGCCTAATCGCAGTGAAGCAGGAATAGCTGCAAAAAGAGCTCGTGAAGCTGCAGATACTGTAAAACGCCGTGAGAATAGAGAAGCTGCTGCTAAAGCAGCTGCTGCCGCTAAAAGTTCGGGTGGTGGAGAATTAAGTGATTTTGATTTTGATGGATTTCAGGATAGAGTTGCAGAAATAAGAGCTGAAAAACAATCTGCTGGTACTGGTGTACAACGTGTAGAAACTGGATATCGTGGAGATGCTGATGACGCATTTGATCCAACAGACCCAGATTCAGGTACAGAAGAAATTGGTAGATTACCATCTTTCCCATGGGCACATGATTCTAAACCAACCGATGTTGATAAAGATGGTGATGCCGATGCTCAAGATGTAAAATTAGATGCATCTGATAATGTAATAGGTGATGAAGAAGAACCAGAAAATGAAGGAAAATACGAATTTCCTAGCAAAAATTGGAAAACAGTCAAGGAATCAATATCACAAAAGATTTCTAGAATGTTAAGAAATTAAAGATCTGGGTTTCCAATTTCCCTAGTCCATTCCCATTCTTGCCACAACATTCTAGCAAAGTCATCGTCAGGATCATGACGGCGCATTTCTAATTCTGCTAGACCCGGTGCTGAGATGGCAGCATCCATTTCCCATGATAGCCAAAACCACTCACCTTTTTTAAGAAGGTTGTTGGTAATGAGACATCTAATCTCTTTAGACACAATTTAAAATAATTCGTAAGCTTTCATAGCTTGACTAGCAGTCCAACCATATGTAAAAATTGGATAAATCAAAGTTTGATTTGCTCCAAGAGAAATTGGACCCACAGATGTAATTGCTCCTGTTGGAGCTAAACTCTGTACTGTGAGCGTTCCAGCCACAGCACCATTGACAAATAACACTCCTTCATTACTTCTGCCACCAGTGGCTCCAGCAACGGTAGTTCCGAATTCTTTTAATTTTCTAAATGTTCTCATAATATTATTTATTCTTAAAAAAGTTCGTATCCTATAAGACCAGTTGCACTTGTATCGGTCCATGAAGAAATTGTAAATGGGATTAATGAAAAATTTGGATTTGTAGCTAATTGAACCGCATTAACATTTACTGCATTTACTGTTAATTCTAATGCAGTAACTGTTTTATCTACATTTATTATATTTACAGTAAATTCAGCATTATTTACTGTAGTTGGATTGATCACCAACATACCTTTATTTGCTTGACTAGTAGTAACACCAGTTCCTAAAGGTTTTATTTTTTTATATAATCTCATTTTAATATAGTGTTATTATTACAGGAGCACTTACCCAACTTAATCCTGGAGTAGAATCAGCTGTAATGGTAATTTTTTGATATGTAAATGGAAAAAATGAAGAATTAAAAGCATTACCACCCCGTACCATTGCAATATCATAAGATCTTGATGTATTAGCACCAACATCTCGTTTAAATTGCATAAACATATCACCAAAACTTCCAGTTTCTAGATTAGAAGAAAAAGTTATTCCAGCACCAGCTGGTGTAGTTACTGTTACTGTTGGATAATATCCTACAGAAACATCATCTACTCCAACAAAAAAAATAAACCCTTTATTATTTTTAAATGGAGGAGTATAATCTAACGTTGCTGCTGGTGCAGATTCAACTTTATATACAAATGGTTTATAATTATAATCTACAATCATTCTACCATATTTAGGAATCTTTAAAGGATTCACTTAGCCAAAAGGTTTTCAATATTTCTGGATTATCTACAAAATTTGACATCCAGATACAGTGATACTTATTGTGTTTTACTGGCTTACATACTCCAACATGGTGTGTTGCATCTTCACTATATTGATTGACAACAACTTTAAAATTTGTTTTGCTTTCAACTTCATCTATAAAAGATTGAATAAAAGCTGGATATACTTTTACAGGTACTGGTGGAAGAATTGGGGTTTTTCTTTTTTTAGCTGGAGCTGTTTTGCGTATTTTTGCCATGATTGTATAGATGAAATATAATGTATAAATAGTATTATGCAAGAAATGAATGAAGGAAATGTTTATAACATGCAGGATGTTTTTGGTTCAAAACTAAATTCTTCCGCTTTAGGCATTAAAAAAGTCAATAAAGAAATCAAATCTCAATTATTTGATTCTTTTAAACGTAATAAAATTAATAATAAAAAAGAAATAGTAAAAAAAACTTTTACTAATATTTTTGAAGCAGATGCACCACCTGTACTAGCTCCGGGTAAAGGTCAAGAAGCAGTTGGTAATGTATTTCCACCATTAACTGCAGATAACAAAACAGGTGCTGGAGTTGTTGTTGTAACAAATCCGGCAGGAACATCAACAGACAGAGCAAGTTTTGGTATGGGATTTGAACTAGCTCCAACTTTAACAGCTTCAGTACAACAGTTTGTCAATCAATATGCTGATAAATACGATAACAGTGCGGTAAGTAGAGATTATCAGGCAAAAGAACAAGCTAAGTTCAATTTACCACCAGAAGATAAAATTGTAACATGGCAAACAATGAATAATGCTGTTGCCAATCATCTTAATCAAAATTTAAAACAATTGTTACAAAAATATAATCTATATGTGTCAGATGAACAATCAGGTCGTGCAGCACCAAATGTTCCAACAGAAACATATCATTACGATCAATATTCTCGACAAGTTTATAAAATTAAAAACTATAATGACAATAGCTCTAATGGAAACAACACATGAAAAAACCAATTTTATCTTTTAAAGCTTTTATGAATGAAGAATTGGCATTAGTTGGTCCTCCAGGTGGACCTGGAATGCCTCAGATGGGAATGCCTCCGGGTGGGATGCCAGCTCCTGGTATTCCTTCTAAAAAAGGTAAAAAGGGTATGAAGAGTATGCCACAACAACCCCAAATGGATCCTTTAAAACCACAACCTTATCAGGGGTTTACTAATACACCAGAAACCGAAGCAAGACTTAGAAATTTAATTGTAACTCAGTTTGATGATCCTGATACTGCAGAAGAAGAAATTCCACAAGATGCTAAATGGCAGACTTTAAATACTTCTCAAGGAAATGCATATCAACGAGAAGTTATGAAACTAAAAGCTTCTCACGGAATGCTATAATAAATTAAGTTTATTATGATTGTATACAAAGAAAAAAAATGGTTAGTAACTGACTCTACTGGTAAAAAGGTATTGGGGACTCACTCATCTAAAAATAAAGCTATTAAACAATTGGCTGCAATTGAAATTTCAAAAAATAGCCGTAAAGAGGTTAGAGAATCTAAAATGCTTTCTTTTAAAGAATTTTTAAAAGAAAATACTTCTTCAACTCTTGAATACCATAATGAACTAAATCCAAAGATTTGGGATGGTATGCAATTAAGAAAAGATATTAAATCAAAACTTTTAGATATTGGACGTACTTGGGTAGAGTGGGTTGGATTACCAGAAAGTGCGGTAGAAGATTATATTCTAGTTGGTGGTAATGCAAGTTACGCATATACATCATATTCAGATATTGATCTTCACATTTTAGTTGATAAAAGAAAAATTGATAACTGCCCAAATCTAATAGATGACTATCTTAAAGATAAGAAACAACTTTGGTCACTTACACACGATATAACCATTCTAGGACATGATGTAGAAGTATATGCTCAAGACATCAAAGAGCCTGTGCCACCTGACCAGGGGGCTTATAGCCTTACTAGCGACCAATGGATCACTGAGCCTAAGCAACAAGAAGTAAATTTAGAAGATCCAAGTATTGAAAAGAAGGTCAACGAATATATTGAAAAAATTGATGATTTAATTTCATCAAATGCGGAAGATGAATCTTTTGATAAACTCAAAGAAAAACTTAGAAATATGAGAAGTTCTGGACTCAAAAAGTCTGGAGAAGTGAGTATTGAGAATATGGTATTCAAGGAACTTCGAAATAGAGGTTACTTGGATAAAATGAATGCGTACATTAAATCAACACAGGATAAACGATTAAGTTTATAAATAATAATATGAATAACTTAGAATACTACAAAACACTCTATGCACAACTTAAAGCCCAAATAAATCTTGTTGAAGCAAATATTGCACAAGCACAAGCGCAAGCCGTAGCAGCAACTGATATGACAGACATGGTATCAAGTGCACCTATTAAAACTACTGCTGGAACAGCCCCTCCAGGAGGTATTCCAATCCCTCCTGGATTAACACCAGCACCTGGAATATTACCAAGTTGGCCTATGCCTCCAATTGGTAGTCCAAGTTGGAATACATGGTTAAGTGAATGGGTACGATTAAATGCTCCTACACCACCACGTAGAGGAGAAACGCCAGCACAATATCAAGAAAGAAGAAGAGCAAATCAAGATTTACAGAAACAATTTGGAAGATGGCGTGATATGTACTGGAGATTGTCACAAGAAAGACCAATGATGGCGGGAGTTCAAGAAAGTACTAATTTGATTGAGAAACGATTTGATATTAGTAAGTTTAACAAATCAAAGAATAAGAGTAAGAAATCTACCAAAGATTATGATGGTGATGGTGAAGTAGAATCATCAGAGGATGAGTACTTTGGATCTAAAGATAAGGCAATCAAAAAGGCTATTGTTGATAAAAAGAAAAAGAAAACCCTTAAAGAAGGTACAGTTATTTCTGATGGTCAATTAAGCTACGGTGGTTTCCCAAGAATTTTAAAGGAAGCTAAAGGTCCATCATCTGCAGATATGCTTCAAGATTTTTTAGACAATGATGAAGGTGGATCTGCAGGGGGTTCTATTGATCCACAAATTCATTCTGAAATTTCTCAACACCTTAGTCAATTGATCAAAAAAGGAAGTTTAGATCAAGCTGATTCTTCACATGCAGAAGGTCTTAAAGCATCATATGAACTTTTAGGTGGTAAAGGTGCATTTGCTGCACACATTGAAGATACATTGCAACGTATTGGTGATCAAAAAGATGCACGTGGTATGCGCGATGATCAAAATAAGATGTATTTTAGAGGAAACAGATAAATCGTACTAGAATTTGAACCTTTAGTATGTCAACCCCCGAGAAGTTCGGGGGTTGTTTCTTTTAATAAATATTGTAGTATGAAAACCTTTAAAGAATATTTACTTGAAGCAAACGATATTGTACCGTTTAATTACGGAGATAAAAAACCAAGAATAAATGACCACAGAGATCATGTACTTGGTCAGTTTTTACATTTTATCAAAAGTGAACTTCCAAATGTAAAAGGTGATGATGCAGGTATTCATGGTGAATTTAAAAAACACTTAGATGGATCAATATCTAAGATTTTAGGTGATGACTCTCAACACTTTGGAGAATTGCATAAAAATCTTACTACTCAATATGGTGAGCCTGATTTATATGATGCTCTTCAACATATAACCAAAACTACTCGTGATTCTCTTATAAAAGAAAGAGGATCAAGTGTTAGTG